AGAAGTTACCTTTGAACCCTATGAGGAGTAATAATGGATATAAATATAATAGACGAACAAATTAAACCTAAAAAACTTAAACCAAGTGTAACTCAAAAATATGGAGTATTAACTGTTGTATTAGGTCATGATTTACATAAAAGAGCAAAAAACTATACAGAGTTACATGGATATAAAATGGGTACATTAATGAAAGCATTACTTAACTCTTATTTAAACGAAAAGGAAAACAATGTATAAATTACACGTAATTAAACCATATGAAAGTAACCCAAAAAAAAATATAAAAAATACTAGAACGCCAGATGAAATGGTAGCTGAAGTTATAAATGTTAATAGTACAATTAAAACACATGACTATACTAAAAAACCTACATTTCAAGATATGTATAAAGAAATAAGTTGTAGTATGATAGAAATGTCTAAAGCATATTATCCTGAATATTCTAATAGAAAAGATGGGTATGTAGATATATATATGGATGAAGAATTTCTTATGAAAGAAGAATCTAAACCAAATATAGGAGCTACTGTTGCTTGGAAAGCATGGCAAGATAAGACAGGTCATATGGCATTGCCAGGATCTATTTTACATGGTACAGTATGTGTAATACAGGAGGTAAAAGATGACGCAGCATAATGAAATAATAAATGAACTTAGATTAAAACTTAAATCTAAAATAGATGAAATCTTAAAACTTCGTAAAGATTTAGATTTAGAAAAAGAAGAACATCAATTAACTCAGCTTAAATATGAATCTATGAAAAATAACTTAGATAAATTAATAACTGATAAACTAAATGCAGCAAGAGCTGCTGTTGAAATAGCAGCAGATAAAAAAGGAGTAAAATGACGGAACTAAAAGATGAACATTTAGAAACTATTTCTAGCAATAGAGGTAAAAAACATGAAATAGATAAAATGGTAGAACAGTTATCTGATGCTAAAGAATCAGTAGCTGTGCTTGGAAATGCTATAGAATGTGGATTTTTATATGATAAACATTCCTTGATTTTACAAGAATGGATTGTAGAATATAAACAATTAATTGAACAGTTAGATACACATCTAACAGAAATGAGAACACATGGATGAACGTGCACTTAAAATGATACTTGCTGCAAAGCAATTAGAAATAGATAAACTTAAACGTAAAATAAAGGAGATGGAAGAAAATGATAACACCAGACAGCGAGACTCTGAGACTAGAAAAAAGACAAAGAGGACTGCAAAGAGTAGCGACAGCAATTAATGATCTAAGTATATATGGTATATATCCAACTAACTTTCCAAAGTTAATTCAAGTATTAGAACACGCTAAAGATCATATTAAAGCTGAAATTCTAGCTACTAAAAAACGTATGGTAGAAAAATCAGAACTTATAATAGAGGAAGTATATACAGATCCATTAAAAACTGAAACTCAAATAGAATCAGATAAAATTAATGATGAGTATATTAAAAAAGGTATTTAAAAATTCTGTGCCTGAGTACTAGAGACGTCAAATTAGTACAGATAGAGCCAGATGGGAGACTGTCTGGCTTGTTTAAAATAATATGATTCCAAATCGGATGTATTACTGACGTGGGTATTTATTTTAAATTTTAGTCATCTTTACAATCCAAGATGTAGGAATATTAGTACGATCTCCATAAGTATAAGATCCATCTTCTTCAATATATGCTGCAAACAATTTAATAGAATGTTTGTCTTTAGAGAATAGCCAACCCTCGTTTACAGGTGTAGCTAGTTTCATGTTAGTAAATTCTTTATGTTCAGCCCAACCTGAGTCACTTATACAGTCAAGCCACTCCACTCTATATTTGTCGTAAGGAAAGGTTTTAGATTCCTCAGAAGGAAACCAAATGTTCTTTTTAGTGAAGCGTTTCTTTACCATTAGAAGCCCATATAAAAGTTGAAGGATCATCTTGATCTAATGCATCCATGATGTCTGAAGGAACAATTTGTCCTTCTTCGTCAAAAACTAACTTAAGATATGTGCTGTAAATAATTGCAAGAGCCATTGCGTCTGCAGCTCTTATAGACATATTGGGATTTTGTCTTTTAATAAAATTACCAATAGCATCTGGTTTAACACCATCTAAGAAATGTTCAGAATATTGAACTTTGCCTTTAGGAAACTTTAATATTTTTGTCATATTTACGTACCTCTGGCGAGGATATCCTTATTAGTTATTTGGGTTGCAGTAGAAAATCAATGTTATTTTGTATCTTAGGTACAAGTTTATCATAAACAATACGCCATAACATAGAATCATCGTAAAAAAAGTTCTTATTTTTCCACATATCGTGGTAATGACTATAGAATTTAGAGCATATATCAACAGCATCTATGTCTAATTTACTCCAAAAGTCTTTTTCACTCATACCATTAGTATGTAATAAATGATGATGTTTATAACAAAGAGGAACAGTAAATTGATCTCCAACTTTCTGTGAGAAACCTCTAGGCATAGCAAAAGTTACATGGTGAGCTTGTGACTGAGTATTTTGACATAAAATACATGGATTAGAAGCTACCCATTTTAGGTATTCTTTGTCCTTGATTCTTTGTACCTTGTCCTCTGATAGTATTGTGCACTTTTTTGTAGCCATAATATATTGCTAAATCTGATAGCCCTTCGTGTACTTGGTTAGATGCTCTGCGTTCTGACATACTTAAATGATATGCTATCTCAATGATACCAAAATTATAATGACAAAACAACTTCATAATTTTAGAAACTCTTTTACCAAGTTCGTCATCAACTTCTTTAACTGCGAGTGCAGCACCAATAGCAGATGCTATAAAATCTTTGTTGGTACCATCAATTCGTTCTTTTAGAACATTTCCTGTACCACCACCTTGAAGTTCGCACATAAGACGATAACGAGATCCAGCTTCATATTCTTCAATAGATATGAGCTTACGATGAAACATATACATAAGACGAGATTCTCTAATATTTAGCCATACTTTACGCTTGTCTAAAATAGTAGAAATAAGCTCAGGTTTTTCAATGAGACGCATAAGATATTTTATAATTTTCTATAGCTTTATCAACGAAAGATTTAAAATTTTTATTCTTATTGTATAATTTGTTTAATCTAAAAACTCTGTTTTTGTTACAATTATGTAATCGAGCAATAGTGCTCTTACACCCATACACTTGTGTAGGGTGCAATAGCCATGAAATTAAAATACTTAAATTATATATTTTATAATCTTTACTATTTTTAACAATTTTTTTACCTTTTAATGTATCAAGAGATACACTATAAGATATACTACAATACTTTTGAACATTAATAACCATAAGGAGATAAACATGAAGATTGAATATAGACATAGTGCTTCAAAAACTAATAGTTTTATAGATAGTCCACCACATTGGATTATCAATAATTTATATGATTTTGATTCACAACCCAATGCACGAATGATAATGGGTAGTGTAGCAGAGGAAACTGCTGAACACGCTTTGCAAAATCAAATCACTGATGAAGAAGTTATCATAGATTATGCAAAATCCAAATACATAGAACTAAAAGGTAATGAAACTGACGATGAATGCCTTTGGTCTGGTATAATTGCTAATCAATTTGTTAAGGAACTTCCACAATTTGGAAAAGTTATTTCTTATCAAAAATCATTACAAATACCAGGTGATAAATATGGCTTAGAATATGATGTTATCGGCAAAACAGATTTTGAATTTGACGATGTAATCATAGATACTAAGGCTACTGCATACATAAAAAGACTAAAATCTGGTGCTGTAGATAGCAGGTGGTACCCAAAAGACGCTGATTTGCGTCAACAAGCCCTTTACAAAGACCTTTTCAATAAACCGACAGCTCTACTGTATTGTTCTTACAAGGACGTTCACAGCGTAGATATGGAAGGTAGAGAGGGACATTTAGAGGTCATTATACAAGCTATGAAACATATAGAACATATTATTAAAATAGCTAAAGATAAGGAAGATATAGTTAAAATGTTTCCGTTAACTATGGACAATTTTAGATGGGGAAAATCAGATAATGAACCATCTAGAATATATGCAAAAAACGTTTGGCAAGAAGCTTTTAAATAGGCTATAAGAGTTGATGCAGAAAATAGGACAAATAATAAAACAAATAAATAGGAGAACAAACATGGAACACGAAACATTTGAATGCTCATTTAAAAAAGCATTTGAGAAAGATGATGGTCAAGTGACTGTCTACGTTACAAAAGATAATGGAACAGATATGACAATTTATGGTGAAGCTCTAGGCTCTCAAAGATGGCCTACAGGAGCAAGACTAAAAATTGATGCTCAACCAGTTAGAACAAGTAAGACAGGTAAACAATATCAAACAGCATCTAGAATAGAATGTTTAAGTGAACAATCTGCTGCACCTACATCTAATATGGTAAGTGCTACTGGAGTTCAAGCTGTTAGAAATATGTCGGACCAATTTTCTGAAAAATATAGATTAACTATGAGTAATCTTATAGCATCTTATATGTCAGGTGGTAAAATACCAACTGATTCAGAATTTCAACAAATTGATAATTACGTCAGAAAAATATTGGAAGCAAAAGCTAATAGTGTTGAAGAAATACTAAAAGACGATGCACCATTTTAACAATTTCTTATCTCCCTCGAGTTAGAAAACTAGGCATTGCTACAAAGTGGTTAAAGACCCATGTAGTAGTGCCTTTTTATTTATAAGGAATTTATGATTGAATTATTAATGATGTTAATTATCCCAACAGAAATAGATCCTGCAAAATTAACAATGAAATATGTTCTTAAAGAAAAGTTTATAGATTACAAAACTTGTGAAGAATATGTAGAAGAAAACTTATATTACAAAGATACTCAAGGCGTAGGAATATTTTATAAAATAAATACCAAAGAATATCAAGTTATGTTAACGTATTGTAAACCAGTAAAGGAGAAAAATGATTAGTGAACAACGATTAGAAAAAGCATTAAGTTTTTTAGCTGAAACAGATGAAACTAATGCAGAAGCAAATGCTAATGTAAAGTATCTTGATAGATTACTTAAACGTAAAAAAGCATTACACATAACAGGTAACATAGAAGATAAAAGTATATCTGCAAAAGAACAATCTTATTATGCTAGTACAATTTATAAAACTGCAGTAGATGAAATATTTAGTGCTGAAGTAAAAGCATCTACATTAGAAAACAAACGTGATAAAGAAGGTTTAATTATAGATCTCTTTAGAACATTAGAAGCGAGTAGACGTAAAAATAATATATGATTTATAAGTTTAAGAAATGGGTTATACTTCCTGCTTATACTGAAATTGTTATTAGTGCGAAATCAGAAGAAGAAGCAATAAAAATAATTAACTCAATAGACTCTAAAACTTTAAGCTGGGAACAAGTTGAAACAATTGATCAACGAATGACGTATGAAGTTATAGATGAAAAGCCCTGAGCTAATCTTATTTAGATCTATTATAAATCAAGCATTACATGATGCTATGTATGATGGTTTAAATAAATATTATATTACAGATAAACGTAATGCTATTGATTGGCTTATAGGTAATTCAGTAGATTTTAAAACTATATGTTCTTGGGCAGATATAGATCCTGATATAGCTTGTAAAAAATTTACTGCTGCAATGAAACTAAATACATATGTATTAACAGAAGATCAATACAAAGTATTAAATAAACCACGTAAAGAGTATAAACATAAAGGAAAATTTAGGTTAACATTCAATGAGTAAAGCTTATAATAAACAAATAGGTGGTGATCACTACCAAAAGTATAAAATTCAACCAAGCAAATTTGTAGTAGAAAACAAACTTCTATTCCCAGAAGGATGTGCAATTAAGTATATTATTAGGCACCAGGACAAAGGTGGTAAAGATGATTTACTTAAAGCAATACACTTTATCGAAATGATAATAGAAAGAGACTATTGAGATAATGGATTTGATGAGTTTATTTTTAGTTCTTGCAATTGTACTTTCAGCAATTCTATTTCTTTTTCTAGAATAGAGATA